TGTTAAAGAATTTTTTGTAAAATCAAATTTTGATCCAGTTAAATGAATATGGTTAGATCCATTTTCTACAACAAAATTATTTTGAAAAGAACCACTTTCTTCATTAAGGGTTATGTGTGAGTAATCTCCTTCTATCATAATAATATTATTTAAAAATCTACAACGCTCATACCTTTGAAATCTTGGAGCTTTATAAAATATTGGATTTTCTGCAGTAGTTTGAAAAACTGGATCTACAACTAATATATTATTGTTAAAATCTGGGCTATCAAGAGATACTAGTCTAGAAGGAATCTCTGTTACTGATGCTGAGCTATGATTTTGCCAATTTTCTGTTTGTGTAAAACCAAAAATAGTTTTACTATCGTAGGCTCCTGCCGATGGATTTGATCCTGCAGAATACATTCCTACTTCTGTTATTTCGTATCTTTCTTCTGTTGGTAATTCTGCAGTAAGTACAATTTTGTCTATTCCGTTTTCATTTATAAATCCTTTTGAGGAAACTGGAACACGAAACATTTCAAAGTCTAGATTTATTTTTTCAGAATGATCCTGACCGATATCCCCATTGTTAAGTGGTGTTGCACCGCAACCAATAGCTAAATATGAACCAAAAGCTGGTGCTTGCCCAAGAAGGTATTTGCCAATAATAGATTTTCCAGTATTAGTTATCATGACTCATTGCCTCCAAAGTTCTCTTCATATATTGTACCATTTAACGTTATCTGAATTTCTACTTGTTCATCGTTATTAATATTAACAAGTTCAATAACTAAGTCTCCATTGGCTTGAATATATACATTTTTTCCATCTACACCATTACCCTCTTCTGGAATTTTATCTTCTAGTTTAATTGAAAATCCCGCAAAATATTTATCAGATGTTTGTTGAAGTCCCAATATATTGTTTGGATTGTATTGTTGTTGAATAGATGATAAATTTTTAATTGGCTGATATATAATTTTTTGACCATTAACAGTATCAGACCTTACTATGTTTATTAATTCTTGCCCTCCAATATCCTCAAATATTAAATCAAACATAAGTTGCTCTGGAATAAGATCATCATTAAAAAGAATAATGTCTGGTGTTGATGTTTTTATTGGTGGTGGAGTTGGAGTATTAAAAACTGGAGCAGAGCTAGGTGCTGAGTATAAATTTGATGGTGATGGTGGAAGTGCACTTATAACTTCCTCATCTATTTTTGAGTCAATAGTTTTTATAGCTTCTTTTGTTTTTGGCTCAACACGAATTTTTGTATTAGAAAAAATAGTGTTTCCTTTATTGTATTTAGGATTAGACTTTAGTGCAGGATTAAGATCAAGAACTTCTTTTGTAGTTAAATTATTTGCTTTTGCAATTTGAGAAATTGTATTTCCAGGTTTAACTGTTACAACTCCATTTACTGGCTTTGATACCTTACTAGCCATATTATACCTCCGCCAAATAAAGAGTCATTTCTGGGCCATCTTGTTTTCTTGAGTACTCAATATTATAAACAATATATTGATCTGTTGAAGAAGCTACTAAATCTATTCCGTTGTTATCTTTGTAATCTATGTTAACAATATCTCCTAATTGAATTATTGGTGTTGCAAAAATTGTTATTCCAATAGATTTTTTAGGAACCATTAATTTATTAATTATCCAACCCATAAGATTTTCTGCATCATCTTCTGTTTGAATGTATGGAGTGTCTAGTGTAAATTCACTATTACCATAAATCATTCTACTTAATTTTATATTATCAAATTTTTCTTTTTCAACCAATACTGATGTTGTCAAAGATGATGAATCTATTTGTGGATTTGAGATGTTTCCTTTTTTCTTAAAATATTGATCAACGCTTAGCTCGTGAGTTGTATCTTGAGTAAAAGTAATTCCCTGTATTTTTAAATAATTTCCAGTTGTTTCGTCAAGATTTATTGTTGTGTCTGTACTATTAAATATTAAAAATTCTGCTCCATAAGAATCTGCATAAAATCCAGATATTGTGTATCCTTTTAATCTGTTAAATGTTGGTGAAATTTGAGCGTATAGTGCTGGGTATGCACGATCATATTTAATGTCAAAATATGAACACTCTCTCATAATTGATCCAAACTCATCAAAGTAAATATTATATTTTGGTGGTTGCTGTGAACTTATTCCAGAAAGATAGGTTGACTGAATAACTCCACTTAATGCATATTTCCTAAAAGATTCATTTAGATTTATGTTATTTTCACCAAACAAACCAGTAGTTTTATCAAATGTTTGAGATTCTAAAGTTTTTCCAAATACTTTTGAAATTGGAGAAGAAACAGAAGCAACAGTATTTTGTGAATAATTTTTTGAAACAGCATAAATATTTTCAAACATACACCTAGAAGATCCACGAACAAACATTGCCATATTATTATAAATTGGAAGTGGATCTGGATCATCTACTATTTTAATTAATTTATTATTTATATATAAAAAGAATCTTCTAATCTTTCCTATATCTTGATACTCAACAGACAAATCATATACTGTTGGGTTTTCTTCACTAGCTAGCCTATACTGTCCAGTACCTTGTCCAGCATCAACAATTATTTTTGAAAGACCTCCGTAAAGTTTTATTGGTATTGCTTTATCAGAAGATGACTCTTTTTTAATTTTATAAAATAAAACATTGTCAATTGCTATGGTTGATTTTCCAGATTCATCTAACTTTAAATAACTTTGTATGTTTTCTTCTGTTAGTGCTGCTATTTCAAAATAATATCCATTGTTAGTTTCTGGATTAACCATTATGGCTAAGCCTCCAGAACCACCACCAATACTTATGTTTTGATCTGGGCTAGCTCCAGGAACTTGATAGTATGCTGTGCTTCCTGTTGGAGTTTGCCCACGATTTTCATTATTTTCAATTTTTCCAATAATTCTAACTCTTGTTCCAAAATGCTTATATGCATTATTAAGTTCTTTGTATACATAGGACACAAGATTAATTGCAGTTTCTGTTGTTGTAAAAGATGGACCATTCATAACTAATGCTGATGATTGTATTGTTGCAGATTCTACTGATTTTTTAGAATTTGTTGAAGTTTCTGTTAAATAGCTTGATGACATAAAGTTTTTTATAATTCCATTTCTGGATGTCAGTCTTGCTTTTGTATTATTTATTCCAGCTGCACCAACAGATGTTGCTGGTAATGCAATATCCCCTAAAAGCGTTGTTGTAAATAAATACTTAGATTCCATATCGCAACCTCTTACATACTGGTTGTCTGACCAATAAGGGTTAATCCCCGCTGAGTGTGATGTTATTTCAGTACCAAATTGAGCACGACCACTTTGATATACCTCTCCATTTTGCAAACGGGTTATTCCGTCAATAGTTTCATAATATGGCTCAGTGTATATTCTTACAAGTCCAGTTGGATAAATTTTTCCATTAAATGGAAGTGACTTAAAATAATTTTGATACTCTTGATTGTTTGTAATCCAAACATTACTACTTCCTTGACGATGGTTACTTCTCCACTGTTGAATTCTTTTTGTTTTTTCTGTTTCTGTAATATTTCCAGATGCAACAGCCCTATCTAATTCATCAATAAATTCTGTTGGAGCAAGTCTTCCAGGCAAAACAATTTGTGGTGAAGAGTTTCCTCCAGATACTTCGCTACCAGACTGGGTTGTAACCATAACTGGATACCAAATTGGAAGGGTAACGCTAAATTGTGCTGCATCAAATCTAATAATTTCGCCACCAGAATAAAAATATCCTTGATATCTATTAAGCCAATAAACGCTTTCTCCTAAATCAAAAACATTGTTTATTATTTTATTATTTACAACCGAAGGATGTACTGCAGGAAGATCTGAGTTTAAAGGTATTGCAGACAATGTATATTTTGCTTGTTTTGATGAAACCTCATTCATTGTTTTAACTGAATTTGTTCCAGAAACTTCCCATAAAAGAGATGGCTTGTATATCCAAGTTTTTTCTTTATCAATCATTTCTGATTGACGAACTGTTCCATATG